CCGTCACGGCTTCGGCCTGGTCGACCGTGATCGCGAAGGTCACGCCCGAGGTGCCGATGTTGCGCGCGGCGCCCAAGTCGATGTAGTCGGTCGACCCGGCCGAAGCCGTGACGGCTTGCGCCGCCGAGACCATGTTTTGCTTGTCGATATACATGTCAGATCCTTTCTTCGCCTTAGGCGACCGTGGCTTCGGTGTTGAGGATGGAGTCGACCTTGCGCACCGGCACACTATCGAACATGACGACCTTCTTGCCGGCGACTTCCTCCATCGACAGGTGGACGTTGCTCTTGTTGGTGATCTGGCGGCGCAGGAACGAGCGGATGGTGCGGTTGCAGTAGAACACCGGACGGCCCATGCCCAGATTCGGGATGGTTTCCAGTGCCTGCACCATCAGGTCGATCAGGTCGGCGCCGGCCGATGCGTTCTTGGTCAGCGCGGTCACGTCGACGTTGGCGATGCGAACCACGTAGCGCCAGTCGCGCAGGGTCAGGCCCGGATCCCACTTGTAGTGGGTGCGGTAGCCCTGATAACGGCCGCCATTGGCATCGAACAGGGTCTGTTCGCCGAGGTCACGCGACTGCAGACCGGCCTTCGAACCCTTCGGATAGATGCAGTGCAGGGTGTTCGGGCCCCACACGGCCAGCCAGATCGAGGTGTTGTTCGCACCCGATCCACCGCCGAGGATGATGTTCTCGCCGTTTTCCGCGCCGGACTTGGTGCTGAAGCGCGGGGCCAGGCCGAGGAAGCGCTCGGGGTTGGTGTTGGTGTTGCCGTAGATGAGCGTGTCGGCGAAGGCCTGGTTCATCGCTTCGAGGAACGCGCGGTCTTCCGACAGGCGGAAGGCGGCGGTATTGCCATTCAGGTCAGCGAGCGCCTTGTCGACCTCGGCATAGGCTTCGAGCATGCCGCACGCGTCCTTGATCTGGACCGTGGTGGACTTGCTCGGCTGAACGCCGTAGTTCAGCAGACGCCATGCAACCGAAGGCAAGCCGGAACGCACGGTGGTCTTGTGGCCGGTGCCGTCATTGGCTTCGATCCACGTGGCGTCGGGGATGATTTCGTTGGTCTCGTTCAAGAGCTCAACGATGTCCATGATTTCGCCGTCCTGGGTACGGCTTGCGACGTCGATCAACGTCGGATTCAGGTTTCCTACTGCAGCCATGGAGGCCTCCTATTGAAAAATCAAGTCTTGGGAAGATGCGAATACAGGCCTTTGCGCTCGGCCGGCGCAGGCGTTTTGCCCGCGACGAACGTGTCTTCGGCCATTGCTTTACCAATGCGTGCGAACACCCGTACCAGCTCCGGATGGCTGCCCATCCGCGTGGCGTCCAACGCTGCCTTGAGCTCCGGCGTGCCGAACTGGGAGAGTGCGCGTTGGGCCAGCGCGATGTTCTGCTTCAGGCCTTCCCCGCCGATCTCCTGGTCCGACTTGATCGTCGAAACCCATCCATCCACCGTCTGATCCCACTGCTGCATCTGCTTCTGCACGAGCTTGGTCTGCAGTTCGACGAGCTTCTGCGCCTGCTCATTGGTGAGGTTCATCTCACGCGCGACAGGCTCGAACTCGGCTACTGCTTCGGCGTCCAGCGTCACCCCTTCGGGTGCGGTGAACTCGTACTTCTCCGGTGCGCCTTCGGGCTTGTCGTCGCCGTCCTTCTTGCCTTCAGGGTCTTCCCCCTCGGCCTTGGCCGGGTCGGACTCGGCTTTCGGTGCATTCGGGTCCACAGATGCGGCGGGATCGGCCGCTGGGTTTTCCGTCTCGCCTTCCACCGGAGCGGTCAGCAGGGACGGCACAGGTTGAACAGCACTGTCTGCCGTGGTATCGGTTGTTCCTTGCACGGGGTTGGTGTCGTCAGCCATGGTTCGTTACTCCTTCGATTCCTTCATCATCAGCAGATAAGCCTCGGGTGCCGCTTCCATCACATCGTTGAACAGCAGCTTGCCGAGCTTGCGTTTTCCTTCCAGCGCGTAGATCGAGGCGTTCATCACGTCCGAGACCGCAAAGAGCTCGGATGCAGCGAGCAGGCGCCACACGAAGCGCCGGCCGCCCTTGGTGTCCAGGATCGCGCGCAGGTCGTCGAGCTCGCGCTCGCGCGCGGTCTTCACCTTCTTGGTGCGCTCCTTGACCTGCGCTTCATCGCCGGCGTTGAACGGCTCTTCGGTCAGTACGGTCAATGCAAGCTCCTGGTCGTGTCAGCAATGAGCACTTCGCGCGCGACCTGCACGGCCTCGAGCTTTCCCTCGGCATGCGCCATGCGCACCAGCGAGCGCAGGGTTTCGCGGAAGTGGTATTGGTTGCGCTCCGGCTGTGCCTGCGTCAACTGCTCGATCAGGATGTCGGTGCCGACCGTGTTCATGCGGCGGCCCCTTCCATGTTCTGGATGATCCTGGCCAGTGCGTTGTCGCCGTCGAGCGGAACCTGCCCCACATTACGCATGGCTTCGCTGCCGGCCTTGGCCATCTCCATCTGCTGGGCGGCCTGCTGCGCCTGCGCGCGCTGCTCGCGGATGGCCTGCACTTCCTCGTCGGTGCGGATGATCTTCGGCGCAAGACCAATGCCGTCGTGGTATTCCTTGGCCGTCTCGTCGAGGTTCCAACGGTCCAGCACCGAAGGATCGCCCTGCGCGATGTTCCCGATGAAGCCGGCGAAGCGCTCGATGTCACCCAGCGCCACCTTCTTCATGGCCTGCGCCATGATCGAGGTGTATTCGACCTTGAGATTCGCGTCCTGCACTTCCTGCGGCGGCGGCGGCAACAGGCCCGGCATACCAGCATCCCAGTCCGGCAGCGACCGCTTGACCATGATCGCGAAAGTGCGGTCGATCATCCGGTCGAACAGTTCGTCGTTCAGGCGGTCCATCACCGGGCCCAACTGCAAGAGCTTTTCTTCCTTGCGCTCGGCGATCTCCAGCTGGTTGCGGGGCTGCACGCCTTCCAAGTTGGAGAGCATCAGGAACAGATCTTCGAAGTAGGCCCGGCGTATCCGTGCTTCGTGCTGCTGGATCTTCCCTTCCAGTCCGCCCAGCCAGTTCGGGTTCGGCTCGTAGACCGGCACGAATCCTTGCTGGCCCTGGTTCACGTCCACATAGGTCACATCGCCGGGCAGCAGCGACGCACGCTGGTTGCGCAGCGAGCCCGGCGCGGCCATTGGCGGGTTCGCGCCCTTGTCGATCATCTGGGCGGCGCGCTTTTCCAGCAGCTGCAGCGCCTTGACGTCGCCCAGCGCATTCATCCCAGGAGAATTGCCATACGGGTCTTCACCGGTCACGCTCCAGCGCGGGCACATCACCGGGAACTCGTCGAAGCCGGACTCGCGCAGGAATCCTGTGATTGAGGATTCCGGGCGGCCGTTGCCAGAGCGCTCCATGTAGATGGACAGATAGCGCTTGTGCTTGGCGCGCAGCGAGCCCGGGCGGTAATCACGGTTCTTGAGCACCAGGTGCGCGACCTCGATCCAGGCGCCCATCTGGTGGTTGTCGTACATCGCCTGCACCTGCGCCGAGCACGCTTCCTTGCCGAACTCGTCGACCAGCTGGCGCACCGTCATCTGCCATTCACGCACGATGCCGCACACGCGGCCCTTCGCATCGGTGGCGATCGAGTAGGAGCCGATCGGGAAGTGCTGGAAGTGCACGATCTGCTCGTCGTCTTCCAGCGCGGCCAGCGCGGAAATGCCGTAATCGCCGAGGTCCGCATAGACCAGCGGCAGTTCGGTGTACAGATTGGACTTGCCGAACACGTCGCGCATTGCTTCGGCGACCTCGTGCAGCCACTGCTTGACGGAGTCGACCTTGTCGAGTGCCGGGTCTCCGGTGGAGAGCTTGAACCACGGCCGCGCCGGCGAGGTGACGCCGCTCATCATCCCGGACGCCAGCGATTCGGAGGCCAGCGTGGCAGTGTTGTTGATGATGTTCTGGTTGCGCTTGGCACCGCGGTTGCCGGATTCGATGACGAACTTGGCCGAGCGCGGGCGCACGAACTGGTTGATGTCCTTCCAGTGCGGGATGTAGGACTCACGCTCCTGCCGCAGTTCGGCAATGAGCTGGTTCAGTTCTGTGCGCTTGTCGCTCATCACGGCGCCTCGAACGGCTCAGTCATGGCCGGCGCGGTCAGCATCGATGCGCCAGCGGTCGGTGAGCCCTTCATGCGCTTGAGCAGCGCTTCCGGACCGTGCTTGTCCTGCAGGTCGCGCACCGGCTTGGGCGTGAGCTTCTGCTCGATTCCGCCCATCGGGTGAAGGGCGCGCGGCAGGGACGAAGGCAGGCACATGGTTATTGCCCCAGCAGTTGCTTGGTGGCGGTCGTGGCGCTTCCACCCGCGCCGGCCGCGCCGGTCAGGATGGTGGACGCCAGACCCGACGCGGAAGCCTGGCGGCGACGCTCGCGATCACGCGCGCCGGTCACAGCGGCTTCCTGCTCGGTGACGGCGGCCGGAGGCGGCGCGGGAGGCGGCGGGGCTTTGGGAGCGAGGCACATGTGCGATCCTCAGACGAAGGTAATCAGCCAGGCGGCAAAGGACAGCGCACTCGAGACGATGCTGGCGACGGCCAGTCGCATGAACTGCCTATCGCTGATCCACAGATAGAACGTCTCGGCGAAGTAGGCACAGCCCAGCGAGACAGCGGCGAGGCTCACGCCGGCAACGGCAGCGCCCGGTGCATGCGGCGCGAAGTAGATGGCGCACAGGTTGAGAAGCGCGGCAAGGAGAGTGAAAGCCAGCCCGATGCGGCAGGCGTTTTCCGCGCGGTTGTAGTCGTCCGTTCGCATCTCGCACCCCATCCTTCTGGAAATTGGCGCGAGTGTTTGCGAAAAGAAATTAGAGCGTCAATAGATTGAGGGCGGTCAATAGAAGTATTTGTGCCGAATCAACACAGATCAGGCATAAGGGTCGTAATCACCGCCGGCATTGACCACTTGGCGGTCGGGTTCGGTCACTGCACGATTCGGCTGGCCGCCGGGCACGATGCCGCGAAACCGCTTCCCGACCGGGTAGGCGAACGAGATAGCCAGCGCATCGCCCTTGTTCGGGGAAGGCAGGCCGCGCTTCTTCATGTCTTCCTTGGACTCGAGCTGGATCTTGCCGTCCATGCGCGGCACGGTCTCGGGACCTATCAGATCCTGATAGAGCTCGGGATCATCCGGGATGCATCCGCCCTGCTTCAGCCAGTCGCGCGCCGACTTCCACATCTCGGCGCGCTTGTTCAGGCAGCCGGCATCGATCGGCTTCTCGCCGAACCAGACCAGTTGCCACGCGCGGCCCATCACATCGCCGGCCGACTTGATCCCAGTGCCATAGCCGGCATCGATGAAGACCGCGTCTGCCTCGTGCTCATCTTCCAGGTTGGCGATCAGGTTCGCCATCTGGATGTCGTTGTCGTTCTTCGGGATCGTGCGCAGGATCTTGAACATGAGCCCCTGGCGCAGGCCGATCACGAACGGGTCGTCACCGGACCAGGATGGATCAACCGTCAGCACCTTGGGCGCGAACTCGTACTGATCCGGGCGCAGGTGGCGCTTGGTGGCGGCGTCAACGTCGTCGGTAGAGATGAACTGTTTCATGGATGCAGAGGGGAACATGCCGCGCACGCGGACCTTGACGAAGTCGGAGTCTTCACCGAAGTCCTCCACCCATTTGTTGAGCTGCGCCTTGTTGGTCATGGCGACCGTTCTGCTATCAATCTGACGGGTTGACCATCGGTGCCGGAATTTCCGGAAGCACTCGCGGAAGCGTCCGGTGTTCTGGGTCGGATTGCCGAATACCAGCCACAGGATTTCGGTGTTGTTGTCGGTCAGCGCGCCTTCGGTCACTTCCCATATCTTGTCGGCGATCTTTGAGCCTTCATCGAAAATGACCAGAATGCGCTTGCCCTGGTTGTGCAGGCCGGCGAAGGCTTCGGTATTGTTCTCCGACCAGGGAATGGCATCGAGGCGCCACGTTTTCTCGTGCGCCGGGTCGGTCGAGAACAGCGCGGTGGCCGTGATCTTGAACCATCTGTCGCCGGTAATGACCAGCCGATGCCACTTCGCCAGTTCTGGCCAGGTCTTGGTGCGAAGCTGGTTTTCCGTGTTGGCGGTCACCACCCCCTTTGTGTCTTCGTGGGTGTGCATCGCCCACTCGGCAATCCAGGCGAGCAAGGCTGATTTGCCGATGCCATGGCCAGAAGCAGTGGCGATCTGGATGGCTTCGGATACCCCTTTGATCGCGCCACTGCGCAGCTTTTCGCCGATCTCGGCTAAAACCTCCCGCTGCCATTGGTCCGGGCCATCGGCGAATTCTTCCAGTTCTCCGACGCCCCAGTCCCAGGCATACAGCACGAACCCGAGCGGGTCATGCGTGAAGCTGGCGATGTCGTCGATCAGCTGCTGTTCGAGCTCGGCGGCGGTCGCTGTCATTTCGCCTTCGCGCGCTCTCGCGCCTTCTTCATCCGGTCGGAAATCGGCGTCACGTCCTTGACCTCGACCACATCGGTGAACAGCTTCAGGTGCCGGCCAAGCAGTTCCAGGCTGCCCTTCTTATCCCACAGCTTGACCTTCTTCGTGGTCAGCGAGATCGGGCTGTCCTTGTCACCAATCGAGGTCTCGACCACGTCCACACCGGCCACGGCCGCAGCGGTTTCATCGTCCCATTCATGCGGCAGCTTCAGGCTTCCGTCTTCCCTGTATAGCTTTCGCACGTCTGATCTTGCCAGCTTCAGTATCTCGCGCAGCACCTCGTTGGCGTCGAGTTTCACTTCCTGCGCGCGCTCGTTCATCAGCTTTTGTATCTTTTCGGCAACCTCACGATTCCTCAACAATGCGGATGCCGCCGCTTCTGCCGCGTGCCCCTTGGCTTTGTACCCTGCTCGCCTGTATGCGCCGGTCGCATTCAGGTCTTTCAGGTACTCCAGACAGAACAGTTCTTGTTTCGGGGTCACGCCTTTTCCTCCACCAATCCAAAACTCAGCTGCCTGCGCGCCTTCTCCCGATCCGATTCCACCTTGACCGGGGATAGCGGCTCCCTCGCGCGCTCCATCAGCCGCGCTTCGGCCTGCTTTTCCGCTTCGCTGGGCAGGTAGTACATGGTCGGGCTACCCCCGCAGCGCACCACCCGCACCTGCCTTGCCGCCACCAGCAGCTTCAGGATTTCGGTCATCCGCGCCGTCGGCACGCCGAAATAGGCGGCCAGCTGCGCCGACTGGTAGCGCGTGCCGGCCCGGTCCTGAATCCGGGTCAGCACCGCTTCCTGGCAAAACACCCTCACCGCTTGCTTGTCCACTCCCCACCCCCTTTCATGCCGCATCCCGGTAAAACTCGGCCAGATCGGCGCGCACCTGTCGCGCATCGGCGCCCAGGTCATAGACGCCCACCAGGTTGTTGCGCAGCCGCTCCAGGTTCGGCCCGAACGATCCGGATCGCTTCTTCGTCACCATCACTTTCCCGCCCACCATGAAGATGGCGACCTCGCCCCGTCCTTCGCCGATCGCCTCCATGACCCGCTCGAACGCGATTCCGATCGGCTCCACCGGCGCCTTGAACTGCCCCTTTGCTGCCATTTCCCCCCTCCCTCAGATCATCCCGGCGAGCTTCTTCAGCTCCTTGGTCGACATGCCTGTCTTTTCATGAATCCGGATCAACATCGAGTCCCCAATAGGCCTCACACGTTGCCGAACCCGGCTGATTACGTCGCAGCCTATGCCGAGCTCCATCGAGAGGGCAGTGTCATTCCTGGCTCCAAGTCGGTGCGCGACGAAGTTCAGCAGGACTGACGGGCAATAGGCTTCGTCATCGAGCAGATGCAGGTGCCCGTTTTTTCTTGGTGGTGCGCTCACCTCTTCCTCCATGCGTCGCGCGCAGCTTTCACGTCTGCCGGCGCCGGTTCGAACTGCTTGCAATCCCGCTCGTAGCTGATCGTCACGAACACGCCGGGCAGCTTCTCCAGCTTGCAGACGCCCATGCCGACTTTCGCGTGATCCCGGTGCGTGCGCAGGTCGAGCTGGGTGCAGTGCAGGCAGATCATGTCGTCACCCCGTGCCGCGCCACCTGCTCGGCGATCTCCTGCTTCCTGGCCGCGGTTGCCTGGCGCTCGGCCTCGAGCTCGACCGCACGGCGCTGAGCCAGCTTTTCCCGGGCATCCTGCAGCTTGGCCAGCTCTTCCTTGACCCGCTTCAGGCCTTCCGGGCATTCCTGCTTGCCGGCTTCCAGGTCTCCGCTGTACGGGATCATTTCGCGCACCACTGGGGCGGCCAGCAGGCCGGCAGTCTGCGCGCGCGTGATCGCCGCTTCCCGCTTGCGCAGGTCCCAGCCCTGCGACACTTCCCACTTCGCCGGCACGCCAGCCTGGCGCGCTTCGGTCACGGCCCGGTTGTAGGCATCGATGAAGGAGCGACGGGCCCCGACCTCGTCGCCCATGTCCAGCACCGGCCGGCACAGCGCGAAGGCCTGCGCCATCTCGGCGGTCCAGACCACGGTGTCGGCTTCGTCGCGGGACGTCAGCGAGATCGCCCAGGCTTCGTCAGCGGTCGGGCGGCCGTCCATCACCTTGCAGCGCTTGGCAATCCCCGCTGGCACCGGGGCGAATTCGCCGTTCTCGTCGCGGTAGGCCTGCATGGCAGCGCGCACCACCGCTAACGGGAACGGCTCGAGGTTGTCCCACCAGGCTTTCAGCAACGCGCCCTCCGGCAGCGGTTTGCCGTAGGCGGCAAGGGTGTCGGTCAGCAGTTCGATGAACTGGCGCTTGTCGGCGGTCTGCATCAATGCGTCTCCATCTCGATCGTGTTTTCGTCGAGCAGGTCTTCGCCCAGGAACATCGCGGCAATGCGGGCATTGCGCTGCTCCACGGTCTCGTTCGCCGTGGCCGCATCACCGCGGTCGAGGTCGATGAACTTGTCGATGTAGTCGGCAGAGCGCAGGATCAGGTCGAGCCCGTTGTACTTGCGCTTGCGGTCGTTCTGACCCATGTGGAACGGGCTCTTGCTGCAGCCGCGAATCGCCTTGCAGATGTCGGCCGGCGGGTAAAGCTTCAGGGCATCCTTGATGAGCTTCCTGCGCTTGCTGTCCAGCACCGAGCCAGGGGACAGCATCACCTGCTTCCAGTAGCCGAAGATCGTTTCGACGTCGTCAGCCGGCGGAGGGGAGTACGGAGCAAGGTCGAGCCGGCCGGGCTCGACATGGGTTTTCTCCTGTTCTTGCTCCTGTTCTTGTTCTTGCTCCTGTTCTTGGCTTTGAGGGGGCTTTGAAGGGGCTTCGGAGGGGCTTTCGGATTCACGCTTGTTTTTCATCCGAAACGCCGGCCCGTATTTCTCGTAGAACCGCGCCAGATAAGGGTTTTCAGGGAGTGCGTCGTACTCGTTTTGCACCCCTTTGACGCGCAGATCGGACTCCTTCAGCGACTCGGCAATCTGGTAGGCTGCCATCTCGTACACCCAGACCACCTCAGATTCCGCGTCATAGGCGCAAAACCCCGCTTCAATGGCGCTTTGAAGGCCCTTCGAAGCCCCTTCCATGCCCAATCCCGTTTCATGGGCAATCGTGCCAAGGCTCAGGTAGTACAGGCCAAGCATGTTGGATGTCGGTGCCGTCATCAGGTACATGCCGACGATCATGGCTTCCGGACCTTGCTTGCGCAGTGCCTTGCCTGTCTTTCCGATCCAGAACTTCGGACTGACCTTTGAGTAATCACGCATCACGCGCCCCTTTCAGTTCTTTCAGCTTCGTTTTGTAGGTGGCCCGGATCGCCTTCAGCTCGTCGATCGTCCACTTCCGCGGGGTCTGGTCTGCTTCCAGCGCTTCGACGGCTTCCAGACCGATCCTGGCGATCAGACCGATGCGGTAATCGACCGCCCGGCCCGCGCCGTGCTGATTGCAAACCTTCCGTTGTGCATGCGCGTTCCTCTCGTCGAAGCGCAGGTGCGGCGCCGATCCGGTGCTGCGGTAGTGCCCGCAGTCGTACCCGCCACCGGTCAGCGTGGCAGCGACATCGGCCAGCGGCTTGCCGCAGCAGATGCAGGGCTTGCCGGCGTCGCGCGCGCGAATAAAGGCGTTGAAGGCGACCTGCGCTTCCTTCAGGTAGTCCGAGCGGGTCTTGAGCTTTTCCCGGCGCGCGCGGTCGGCCTGGCGGGCACGCTTGGCGGCAAGCGCCTTGCCCTTTTCCACCTTGGCCAGAGCGATGACGGTGCCGCAGTCGGGCGAGCACCAGGTCTGAAACGTGGAGAACGTCGTGAAGGGCGAGCGGCACGTCTTGACGGCGCACTTGCGCGCTTTCGGCTTGACCGTCAGTGACGGGTTCGGAGTGGCGCGCAATGGCGTTTTGCGCTGGAGTGCCGTGCGTTTCATGCCGCCGCCAGCGCCTCGAAGTCAAACAGGGTCGGCATGCTGAACTCGCGTTCGGCCGCGCGCAGGTAGTGCACCTGGTCCATGAAGTAGGCCGGGTTCAGTTCCGATCCGCCGCCGCGGCGCCCCTTCAGGATCGCGCGGTACGGGACAGTGCCGAGTCCACAGAACGGGTCATAGACCAGTTCGCCCGGGTTGCTGTAACGCTCGATCAGCCGGTCGACGATGTCGAACTGCAGCGGGCAAACATGCTTTTCCACCGCGCGGCGCGACTGCTCGCTGTTCAGGGTCAGCATGCGGGTCACGTCATGCCACACGTCCGGATGATGGCTGCCAGGCGCCAGGCTCATGAAGGTCGATGGCAAGGCTCCACGGGCCTCCAGTTCTTCGCCGATCTTGATGTGGAACTCGTAGTCGTAGACGTTCTGCAGGCTGTATTGGGTGAAGAGGCTGGCCAGCTTGTCCGGGCCCAGACCGGCCAGTTCATCGGCCGTGATCTGGCGGTTGCCGGAAGAGCGCCAGAACGCATGCGCATCGACCTGCCAATGGGCCCGCGTGTATTCCTCTTTCGCCTTCTTCACCGGCACATCGGCGTAACCCTTGGTGCGGTCGGTTTGCGGCTTGCGGAACAGGACGATGTATTCCGGCGAGCCCACGCCCATCTTCGTGCCGTCCTTGCACTGTTCGCTCCAGCCCAGGCGATACGTCTGATTGTTCTCGCGAACCACGTCCGTGACGACCGTGATCAGCCCCATGTAATCGAACCCATGCTTGCGGCCGTGCATGATCGCTTCGCAGTGGAACGGCGAGACGGTCGGTGCGCCCGCGCCAGTCACGTTCCCGAACAGGATGCGATCCTTGACGTGGCAGCAGTACAGGCGCCCCGGCTTCAGGATGCGCAGCAGCTGCGGCGTCAGAAAATCCATCTGCGCCCAGAAGTGATCGTTGTCTTCGGTGTGGCCGAAGTCGTTGTAGGAAGGGGAATACTCGTAGTGGTTGGCAAACGGGATCGAGGTCACGATCAGGTCGACCGAGCTCTCCGGCTGCAGCTTGGCCTCTTCCACGCAATCATTGTTCGCCACCGTGAAGCGCTCGCCCTTGACTTCGATGCGCTCGATGCCGATCGAACGGGCCAAGGTTTCCTGCATGGCCAGCTGGTTCAGGCCGTATTTCTTGATGATCTCGGTCATGTTCTGCACCATCTCTTCGTGTTGGGTCCACTTCTGCTGCAGCGTGCGCAGCACCTCGCGCTCGGCTTCGCTGTAGACGATGTCAATCCGTACCCGGTGGGGCTGTTGAAAGCGCTGGACGCGGTGGATTGCTTGAATGAAGTCGTTGAACTTGAAGCCGATGCCGGCGAAGATCTCGCGGTGGCAGTGGCGCTGGAAGTTGCAGCCGGAGCCGGCAATGACCGGCTTGGTCGAGAGCAGGCGGAATTTCCCGTCCCCGAAGTCGACGATGCGCTGCTCGCGCT